GCGCGCTCTAACTGCTTGTATACCATCTTCTACACTCATCTTTCTAGCTACATCTATATTAAGACCGGCATCTGATAGTATCTCATACCTACTCTTGCCAGTGCCTAACTCTCTTACCATTACATCATGAGGTAGTATGTGGTTATATTCTCTATAGTTATTCTCATCTAGCCATTGTATATAGTGATCTAATGACTTACCGTGTGCTTCATAGTAATCCATTATCCTTATCTCACCACCTATTGTTTCAGCAACCCAGATACTTGTGCTATCACTCATACCTAAATCCCATGCTGTAAACTTAGCTGTGGCAGATTCACTATCGATCTCTCTTACGTGATTTCTGCTTTGGATGTCTTTAATGATTTCACCGTAGTATGAACCTACGATTGGTGAGTCGAATGATATTTCAAACTCTTGCTGGTATTTGTTGTCACCCATTGACTTCTTAGCGTCTTTTAGCTCAGCTTCTGGTATAATACCGGTCTCTGATGCTTTAAACTCTCGCAGTCCCCATGTATCATTATCAGGATCTGCTGCAAAGTCTCTTATCTCTTTGAAATGATTGGCTCCCTTTGGGGTGCCTAGGAAACAACACCAACCTAAGCGGTCGGAAAGAGCAGGTCTAATAACTTCTGTAAATAGAGAAGGGTGAACGTCGCCATACTCGTCAATAATACAGCCATCAAGATATATACCGCGAAGGCTATCAGGGTTATCAGCGCCAAACAAACTAATACGGCGTCCCATAAATTCGACACGAAGTTCAGCAACATTTACTTTTGCGCCAAGCGGTCTCGTATATTCTTTAAGGTAGTCGAAAGCCAAGCGCTTCGATTGGTTATATGTCGGAGAGATGAATGCGAACTGAGGATTTTTCTTCTCACATTTAAGAGCTGAATGTATGAGCTGATTGATTGCACAAACGGTCTTCCCCATGCGGCGATGTGCAATGCAGACTGTCCAACGGTTTTCTTTAATTGCTTTGTGGATTTCTTTCTGAGGTTCTCTAGGTTTGTAACCAGTTTCCAATACCTCATTGTCTTCACTCGTCAATGCCTGTTTTGACAACGATTGTAATGGGAGCGTCTGAGTCTCCGCTGATTGTTTGTTCACTTTTTCCATCAATTCGGTCTCCGAGCTCCCTGATCGCAGCAATATCACCTTCTTCAGCTTTTCTGAATAGGGCTTCAGCTACGTTATGTATTCTTTTATAATCCTCTTGAACTGCCAATTTGCGCACTACTTTCCCCCAAACTCTTTTGTCTTTAGTGCTATTTTTGTTTCCGATCGGTGCGCCCATGATATTTCCGTGATAAGTGGGGCTTTTAAACTACCCAGGAGAAAGAGGTAGAGCCCCGATATTTGAATTTTAAAGAGCCCGACCCTGTAATTTCAGGGCCGCTGGCATCCGGACTTGAAGCGTCCTTTGACTTAAAGATTTGTATATCCGTTCTTAGGTATCTATAGACCTTTACTTCTGCATCATAACTATTGTTACGATTATCTGTTGCATACATACATAGTTACTTCAAAGCCAAAACGCATTTCAGTAACAGCTGGTTGAGTCCAATGATTTTTCATAATGTTTATCCTTTATATTATATATTAAATAAACAAGATCGGCAAAGAGATTACTCAGGTTTGCCTTGATGTCTCCTAAGAGTTACTTTATATTAACTCTTACATATATAAACCCGTATTAACCTAAGCTATTGATTTTAAAAGACTATTTAAACCATGTAATGATAGCATATCTAGTGCCTTTTGTGACTGGAAGCACCTCATGCCTATATACAAAGTTAGATGGGAACATAATTACATCACCTTTACTTGCTTTAATAACGTGTTCTCTACCAAAGAAAGCAAACTCACCACCCTCAAAATCATCATTAAGAATAATCGAGCAGCTTACAGTCCTAACAAACTCAGGGGCATGGTCAACATGTTCTACATAAAAACCACCAGTCTTATATTTTAAAAGACCATAACCGGTGTCTTCATTAATTAATACATTAGGAAATTCCTTTGAGTATTTCTGTATATTTTGAGATTGCTCTTTAAATAACCTATCATCAATTTCTTTGTCGTCATTTAAAGGCAAGGAATAACAATTCCTCACCTTATCGTTTAAAGTCTTTTCACTAACAATAGCAGCTAATTTAAATTCACTGCTATCTTTGTACTTATTAACAATATCGTCACAAAGTTCATCAGATACAGATTTCTTATATACTTTAATAAAGTCTAATATATTTTCCATTATATTTCACACGACCCACCGGTGCAAGCTAATGTTTGACTTGCAACAGTCATGTCGTCATCCTCTATTAATTCTTCAAAGTCCACCTCAGGTGTTTTCTTAAGCAAAGCTTGATACTCTTCCTTAGTGCATTCCTGATACGGTGCTTGCACATATGAATGATCTGAGTGTGGTAAGAAACTAATCCCTGATATTTCATCAAAGTGTTTGTATACCCATGCCGCAACCTCAACCCATTCTTCATCGCGAACCGTGATCGTAACGCTTGGTTTATGTTCACACCAATGGCGTTGATAGATTAACCATAAGTCTAGCTGTTCTAATGCCGTCTTATCATTTCTTGTAATCGATCCTTTCGGTGCTTTAATTGGGAAGCTAAATACCGCGGTAGAGTCCGGTCTAAATTGCTCATCTTCCACCTGAACCCCTTTATCTTTAAGAAATTCGTATAAAGAATCTTTTTTATCGAGTCTAATTGTTCTAACGTAGTAATCGCTATGTCTAGCATGGATACCCGAAGCTGAATCGACCAATTGCGATACACTGCCACTTGGCTTGACGCACGTAATAGACGCAGATACTGGGACATCAAGGAGCTTCGCATACTTCTCATTTGTTTTTCTAGCTTCACTTCTCATCTCCTCTAAAAATTTAGGATCAGGATTATTAGTTACTTTACAATCCATAATACCTGTTAATGATACACCTAACAATCTTTCCTCGGTCGTATTTTTATGCCACTCTTGAGATAAGAATTGAAACTTATCTAAGGTTGATTGAAATGTGCCCATGATTGTAGCTAATCTAACTTTCTCAAGCAATGATTCTTTTGTATCGTCAGACCTTACTACTACTTCAGAAAGGTTGCAAAATTGCTTATCTCGTAAAATTATCTCACTGCACGGATTTGTCCCGTAGTTTAAATCTTTTTCACGTCTACCCCATTTAGCAGCTTGCTCTTGTGATGCTACTCTATTAAAGATACCACGCTCACCTGACTTAGACTTAACAAGAGATAACCATTCTTCCATGAATACTTCTACGTCTGGCTTCTCTGTATATGCTACACTGTTATTAGCTAATCCACGCCAAGAATAATCATTATACCAAGCGCCTTGTTTAGCTTCTCTCATGCGTTTATCTGTTAAGTTTGATAGTGATATAAGGGCAGAACGTCTTACGCCACCTACAACAACAATCTCACCAATCATACAAGTAATATCATGAACTTCAATAGATGTTAGCTTACGACCTTTAGCATGTGTAAATGTATCTGTTGTAAACTTAAATAATCTTTCTAATGGTTCAGGGCCTGATGCTCTACCACCAAATGTTTTAAGTCTTGCTCCGGCTGGTCGAACCTTAGAGTAATCAATGGTTGGTATATCACCTTCCCATAAACTAGATAGAAGTTTTTTAAACGCCTTCGCCCACCCAAGTTTGCTGTCCCCAACAACAATAATATCATCACACTTACTAATACCTTCTGGTATAAGTGGTAGCTTGTCAATCTCTTGTCTTTCACAGCTAAACCCTACTCCTGTTCCGTTCATTAATATATATAGAGCTTCACTAAATGCTCTCTTGTTATTCATAGCTAAGTAACTACAGTTATATGCTGATATATTATCACGATCGCAAGCCTCACCTGCTGTCATCAATAATCTCATTGAAGGCATAACTTCAAGATTTAAGACCGCTTTACGCAATTTTGGAAGCTCATGGTTGAGCCCAGGCGCGTTATTTTTAATATATAGTATTAACCTATCTACTGTTTCTGCCCATGTTTCACGTCTTTTCTGTTCTGGTAAGTAACGTGCATACTTACTTGCTGCTATTAGTTTTTGATAACTGTCCATTGTTTTCCTTTATGATAAGTCTGATATAAATGATTTCCATCTTCCGTCTACTTTTTTCCAACCTTCTACAAGTAACACCCAATCGGCATCTCGTAAATGAGGCGTGTATTCAGAGTCTGTAATCTTCTTAATTCTTGCATTCATGTTTCCATACGTTGTAACTTGTATGGCATGAGTTTCTCCTGTAATAGATATACCTAATATATCAAAATTCCACAGGTCTTGTCTAATCCTTGCAAATGAATTCCAACGCTCTACTACCTGAACTAGTTTGTAGTCTCCGCTTTCTTTCATACGCTTTAATGTTCTTTGCGTTGGGGAGATGGCCATTATGCATCTCCTGTTTCGTCAACAAACCGGTCAGGGTCGTTTGGCTTAGGTCTTTTATTTTCTGGTAATTCATTTCCGTAATCGTCTTCTTTATCAAACTGACCTTCGTTTGGATGCCCGGCAAAAATACTATTCCATGCTTTTTCTAATTCAGCATCGCTTATTTGCTTAGGTCTACGTGCGCTACCTTTTCCCATTTTCTTCCTCCTCTTTTTTTCTTAGCCAGATTTCATCATTTATTGCATCTACGTCTGGTTCGTGATGTTCTTTTGGTTCAGGTGGGTTCATATCTCTTTCCATTATTTCACTCCTGTAAATTTAGTGTCAACGCCTACAAATCCGCATGACTGTTTATCTGTTGGTGCAAAGTCAAATGATGAATCACTGTTATGACCAATAGGCATATAGAGATACTCCTCTAATTGACACATCATAATTTTAGCACCTTGTGTTGCACAATTGTCTTCATAATACCTAAGGGCATGATCGCAATTAACAAAATTACTTACATACACTAGATCATTATAACTCTCTGTATACGAGACTGCCATTACAAAGTTTCCTACTCCTACTTTACTGCCATCAGCTTTTGCACTGCCTAATGTTAATACTGCATAAAAAACTATAATCAAAGCAATAATTGCTATATGCAATATTGATACCAAAGCTAAGCTGCT